GAGATAGGTTGCGCGCTCGGCGCAATCGGGGATAATTATCCCCACTTCTCCAGACCTTGTGGATGGGGGTTTTTAAATGCTTGTATCAGTTGCTGAACTTAAGACATACATGGATATCTCTCTGTCCCTGCGACAGGAAGACGCTGCCGATTTAATACTTGGTGGGCTCCAAAGCGAACTTGAGTCCTATCTGCGTCGTCCGATTGAACCAGTTGAGTTTGTTGACGAAGTCCATGTTCTTGAATCAGACCACATTGGCTTGCCAATTGGTTCAACCTTTTATAACGAGGGTTATCAGCAAACGGACATTAATCCAAATGGGATTCTTACTTACAGCACCCCACCGCCAACAATCTATTTAAGAAATTCCCCAGTTGTTTCAGTTAAGAGCGTTATTGTTGGAAATCTTTCAACGGACGGGCTGCTTCTTGGCGAAGCAATAAAGCGAACATCAACAATCACTCGTGCTGTTGTTACTGGTACAACCGTTGTTTATACATCCGCTAACGACTTCACCGTCGGACAGACAGTTGACATTCAGGGCATGGCGTATGCCGCCTTGAATCTTGACCTCAAAGTGATTACTGCGGTTACACCAACAACATTTACAGTCACCCAAAGCGGACTAACTGCTGGTACATATATTCAAAATGGAACAGCAGATGCACGAGGTTCAGACTATACGGTTCGTCGTTTTGGTATTGACTTCTATCGTGGATACGCAAATGACCGCGTAACCATTACCTATACCGCTGGTCTTGATGGCGAGAATATCAAGATGTTTAAGTTGATGATTCTTCGCGCTGCAACAAGAGAAATGCAAAACATGCACGACGATGTCGTCGGTGTTAAAGACCTCAACCCTCGTGGTGTCGCTGTTGCTGAAACTGGGTTCTTGGAAAAAGAACTAATGATGGTGAAACGGTATAGACGAAATAGGATTGCCTAATGCGCAATTTTGATTTACGCCTTGATGTTGACGAAACTCGTCTTGAGGGTACAGAAGAAGAACTAAGGGACATGCGGCAACGCGCACGCAACTTGAAGCCAGTGTTTGAAAAAGCAGGACTTGCTTTACGAAAATATACAAAAAGCAACTATTTGTCAAACGGTCTTGAAGTTGGCGGCTGGAGTCCACTGTCTCCAAAATATGCAGCATGGAAAGCAACGAGATTCCCAGGCGCTCCACCAATGATTAGGACTGGAAGACTTTTTAATTCAGTTGCTGTTGTTGGACCTGAGATTGATGCTCATGACACATGGGCTACTTATTCGGTTGAGGGAGTTGAGTATGCGAAGTTCCATCAATACGGAACCACCAAAATGCCGAAACGACAAATACTTTTTGCTCCAGAACTATGGACGAAGGACATTGCCGATATGGCTGCTGACTTCGTGGCAAACGGAACCATAGGCGGAAGGGCTGTCTGATATGGCGCTTTTTGATAATCCGCTAATGCATGGTGCTCAATTTGCAAAACAGTATGTTTCTAATTATCTACAATTAGATATACCGCAACGGGTTGTTAGGTACCGCAACGGCTGGAACATAAGTGACACCGAACTTCCGTCTCCAGCGAAGTATCTAACATACGAGCCATTGGCGCTTGATGACTGGCCAACAATTATCACCGTGGCAATCAATACATCTGGGTTTGAGAGAATCGCCTACGACGGACCAGACCCCCTGTACCGCGTTGATTATGTGATGCGCACATACATCTGGTGCAGGGCGCTTGGCTCAGAAGAAGCAACAATCGCCAGGGACAGGCTTACCACCGTTGTTCGCTCAGCCCTGCTTGACTACCCATGCCTTCAGGCAACGGACCCACGACAATCTTTTCAGGTAATGATTGACGAAGGCTCATTGCGCGAAGAGTTTTCCGATACGACGCTACTAAAAGGCGACAGAGTCATGTCTGGCTCCTATCTTGGCTACACACTGAGCATTAACGAGGTCGTGACTCGTCAAGATATTGCCGAATTATCAGAACTGCAAATTGATGTTCTGAATCAAAAACTTAGTGACACATCGCTCTCAACCGCTGAATGGCCTAGTTGACTTCGGTAGTGGATTTATTGGGTACAATTGGCTACTGGTTTTAATGATTGGATGTAAAAAATGACGCATTTATTCGTGTTGCTTGACACTGCTGAACAACAAAAAAGTTTTGATAAGCCAAGCAAGATTGTAAAAAATGTAACTGCTGGACCATTCACCGTTGACGAGAATGGACGACAAATTCACCCTCGTGGGATTGCTGCAGTTGATTTGAATTGCAAAATTTGCGAAGAAGGAATTAAGTCTGGGGCACTTGTAGTTATCCGCGAGGTGACTGCAAGTGTTTCAAAGTCAAAACCAAAAGAAAAAGAAACAGTAAGTGCACCAGTAGTTGAACAAGAAGTTCCAGTAGTTCCACAAGTTGAGGAAGTTCAGGAAGTTCAAGAGACAGTTGCACCGACTAGTCAGCAATAGTCTGTACAATGGGAGAAATAACACGGCGTTATCTCCCGCGAGGAATTTAGGAAGGTGTCATGCCAGGCGTAAACATCACAACAGCAGTAAGACAAGGTCCATCAGCACCAGCATCGGTTGAAACATCACAGATGTTCGCTGTCGGCTTGGCAGAGAGTGGCCCTTCGGGCGAAGCGACGCTCGTAACGAGTCTCGCAGAATTTGAAGCAGTGTACGGAGGCTATGTCTCGTATGCTTATCTTCATCCAACCATCCAGACCTTCTTTGAAGAAGGCGGCACACGCGCGTACATTTCTCGCGTAGTTGGACCTGAACCGACGACTGGTTCAATCACCCTCTCCGAAGGTGGTGTTGGTGGAGAAGATGTAATCACGATTACCGCAAATGGCGCTGGCGCATGGAGCAGCAATGTGACTGTTCAGGTTACTGCTGGAACCGCAGCGGGAACATTCATCATTCTTATTCGCAAAAACGGCAACTTGGTGTACAGCACGGGCAACTGCTCCAGTGTCACGCAGGCTGTAGGTCGCATTAACAGCAGCACTGCAGCATCAGCAATCGTTACCGCCGAAGACCTGCAAGCAACTGGTTCACCGCAGCCAGAAGTCTCAGCAGCAACGGCGCTCAGCGCGGGCGACGACGACCGTTCAGCGATTGTTGTTGCCGACTATGTAACAGCGTTGAACAACTTCCTAGATTCTTATGGAACTGGCGTTGTTGTTTGCCCAGAGTCAAGCCACACGACAATCCAGACTGGTCTTGCAACTCATGCAAACACCTACAGCCGCCTTGCTTACTTGTTCGGTGCATTTGATGACACCATCGCAGAAACAAAAACTGCTGGATTCAACCTTTCCGCAGCAGATGCAAATAGCGAGCATGTCGCCTACTTTTACCCTTGGGTATATATCCCAACATCAACAAATGGAATTAATCGCTTGATTCCACCAGTTGGTTACGCAGCAGCAAAGCGTGCTCTTGCGCACATCCAAACTGGTGCTCATCAGCCTGGCGCTGGATTGATTTCGGCAGCACGCTTCGTAAACGGAGTTGCAACCGACATTGATAAGACCAATGGTGACGCACTTGACGATGCTTATGTAAATGCGATTCGCATTATCAACAACACTGTTCGCATTTATGGTGCACGCAGCATGTCGTCAGACATTGATAACTTCCGCTATATCACGGCGCAAGATGTTGTCAACCAGGTTGTTGTTGAGGCTAACCGCTCACTTGAAGACTTGCTCTTCGGTGTGATTGACGGTCGTAACACCGTATTCGCAAGCGTTGAATCCAAACTGTTCGCAATTCTTGAGCCTCTCCGCGTGCGTGGTGCTTTGTTTGAAGCATTTGATGCAACTGGAAAGCGAATTGACTTCGGTTACACCGTAAAGTGTGACTCAACTCTGAACCCAACTTCGCAACTTGCAACTGGCCTTGTTAAGGCTCGCGTAGGATTGCGTGTATCAAGTGTCGGCGACAAAATTGAAGTTGACATCATTAAGTCAAACCTGACTAAGTCAGTCGTCTGAGCCACGGAGGAATAAGACATGGCAAAGGTATCCCAAAGGCAAGTAATCGCACGGATTGCTCCACACGCTTCGGCAAACATCCTTGAAACGCAACCACCAAAGTGGGAAGCATTCAAGTTCGCTCAGGTATCAGGTGGAGAAATCACTGCTTCAGTAGAAAAAATCTACGAAGGTGGTGCTTCGTCCCCAACGGTTCTTTGTGCTCCATTTGATATTGGTGACATCACACTCACCGCTCACTACGACTTTGAGCGCGATGGCGTCTTGACGGACGACAAGAACTATGTTGACAAGAAGTTGGCAATCCTCCGCACGATGGTGGGTAAGGCTTACTACGACATCACGGTTGAAGTATTCAACTGCGACCTCAAGGTTCCTGGTCTTGACCGCATCTACTCCAAGTCACTCCTTGTTGGTTT